AGTTGACCGCCTTCTTCTGGTAGTCGTGGAGCAGGTTGGGTGTCAGCATGTCATCAACATCTCGTCGACCATGCGCAGCCCAGCGTCCACGTTGTCAATGACGAACACGCTGACCTTGTGCTGCCTCAGCCGGTGATGCTCGCGCTCCTGGGGCGGCGTGGGCTTCTGGCCCTGGCGCTTGAACTCGCAGAAGAACATGCGCCCGTTGGGCAGCACGAACAGCCGGTCAGGCACCGCGGCGTGCGCTGGCGATGTGAACTTGTAGGCCAGCAGCCCGCGCTCACGGGCGTAGCCACAGACCTTCGCTTCGATGTTCTTTTCAAGCATGTCAGTACCCGTGCGGCTCGATGCTGCTGATGTTCAACTCGATCAACTTGTCGATGTAGTGCCGAGCCTTTCGCAAGTCCTCGACACCACCTTTGTCCTTCCACCGCGAGACGTACTTCACCACGTTACCCTCGAAGTAACCGAGGTTGTTCGCAGCAATGTAGTCCCACGACTGGATCACTTGCTTCTTGTAGTGATCGCCACCGTGTTGCACTTGGTTCACGCTAAAGCCAGGCATAGTTTCTCGATCTCCTGTACGTAATAGTCAAAGTCCACAGGCAGCCCAACGTCCTTGATGTCGTTGCACACCTGCACGTTCCACCCACTCTCCACGGCGAACTTGCGCCAGTCGGTCTTGCCCTTGAGCGGCGGCATCCACTTGATCAGCGGCTTGCCGCCCTTGGCCACGTAGTACCGGGTGGTGTTCTGCGCCTGGTGGTCACCCCACTGCAGGTAGCTGGAGCGCGGCACCTTGATGCGCAGCATGAAGTCGTGCAGGTGCGGCCAGTTCTCCACCGTCTCGCGGATCGGTGCGCCGTCCACCAGCACCTTCTCGGCCACCTTGGAGATCACCAGGCCGCCAGCGTTCTGGTGCCAGCCGGTCTTCCACTCGTAGGCGCCCTTGCGCTTGACGGTGCCGTCCTCGTACTGCCCGATATAGTTGTTCACGTCGCGCAGGTACATGCGCCGGTAGCGCACCTGCTCCAGGTTCAACCCGGTCATGTGCATCCACCATGCGCACGTCTTGTCCACAAAGTACATGTTGGCGCGGGGTACGCGAACCGTGACGCCGTCGGTGTTGATCTGCACCAGCGACAGGCCGCCGATCTCCATCAGGCGCTCGGCCAGCAGGCACAGCAGCAGTTGCCCATTCAGCGTGATGCTCATGGTGAACAGCGGGTCGTAGAACACGCTGAACTTGTTGTTGCTGTCGCCGTACACGCCGTTCAGGGCCAGCTTGAGCATGGCGCTCTCGCTGCTCTTCTTGGGGTACTGCTTGCGCTGCTCGAACAGGTTGCTGTAGATGGCCACGAAGTCCTTGCCCAGGTGCGCCGGGTGGAACTCGTTGGTGATGGCCAGGTTCGGGTAGTAGCTGGTGACGTCGAGGTCGATGATGACGTGCTCGTCGTCAGACTCCACCACCACGTTCTCCAGCGAGCCGTGGATGCCACCCAGACCGAAGACGAACGTGAACCCGTCGACCGTGGCCGTGAGATCCGTGAAGACGCCCTTGGTCTCGGTGATCGTCTGCGCCTTGAGCCAGTTCAGCACCCGGATGAACTCGGGCTGCTGGAACGTGATCCACGGCAGGATGGCGTCCTTCAAGTGGATCACCGGGCGAGGGGTCTGCCGCGGCGTGCGTCCATCGGGGCCGAAGTCGTAGCAGGAGACGCCGGCCTGCTCCAGGCGTAGCGTGAAGTATTCCTTGCCGATCTTGGTGTCGTTGAAGTTCAGCCAGTCCTTGCCCGGGTACTTGATCGTGAGGTCTTCGCGGAACCGCAGCATGTCCGTGGTCAGGTGGTAGAAGAGCCGCGTGGCCTCGACATCATGCTCGTTGTAGCGCTTGAGCACGGCCACCTGGTCACGGGTCAGCGTGGTGCCCACCTTGAAGGGCAAGTCCTCGATGGTGTCCATGCGCAGGTTGAACTCCAGCGCCTTGAGGCTGGTGGCGCGGGCCTTGTTGTCGAAGTGGTGGATCTTGTAGAGGTCGATCTGCTCCACGATGCGGTCGGTGGGCTTGACCGTGTGCAGCCAGCGGTCGTCATCATCCTGGCGCTCGATGATGGCCTGCGCCTTGCGGTACAGCGTCTGCGCGTCAGACTGCCCCATCTGCATCAGGGTGTGCAGGATGGGGTAGTCGAAGCCGATGTTGTTGAACCCCGCCATGCGGGCGTTGCGGTCAGCGAGGTAGCGCACGAACTCGACAATCTGCCGGGACTCGTTGCGCCACTCGCTGATCTCGAACATCAACTTGACGGGTGCCTCGACGTGCATCACAGACAGCGTGAAGACGTTGGGGAACGTCTCGCAGTCGTACACCCAGTCGTTCACTGTGCGCTCATGAACGGAGGCAGGGGCATCTGCGCCGCAGCGGGCTGCAGGAACGACGGTGCCGGGGCAGCAGCGCCGGCCACAGCGCCGAACATGCCCGACGCATCCACGGCGCCCTCGCCGAACGCCTTGTCGTCACCAGCGAACTGCACGGCCACCAGATCGGCCCGGATGCCGCGGCCGTGCTTGTTCTCCTGCAGCCAGGGCTTGATCGCCACGTTGACACGGCAGCCGCCGTACATCTTGCGAGTCAGCGCCTGGTAGGCCATCGTGTTGGTCGGGTCCACGGGCGTGCCATCGGCCTGGATGATCTGCGGCGGGTTGTCCCGGCCGGCGGTGACGTACACGTTGCCCGCGTACCCGTCGTAGGGCTGGAACGTCTTGCTGTTGACCTTCTGGTTGCCGTCGCCGTAGCAGCGCAGCTTGCGGTCAGCGTTGATCAGGTTCAGCACGTTGCCCGCGTGCTCCTTCCACTTGGCCAGAGCCATCTCGTTGATCTTGGCCATCAACTGCTTGAACCCCGGGTGGTCAGGGGCCATCAGGAAGTCCCCGGAGTAGCTCAGGCGCTCCTTGCCCGTCTCGGGTGAGACGCGCTTCTGGGGCTCTGCGAGGTGGGGGAACGAGAGACGAACACCCGACAGAAATACGAGATCAGACATGACAATTACCTTTCAGGTTTTACGATAACCACGCCGGCAGTTCGACCGGCACTTCGGATTGCACTGCGCTGAACAACGGCGCAGCGTTGGTGGTAATCGCGGTGCGCGAGTCAGCGGCCAGAGCGACCACCGGCTTACCTACCGTCTTCACCACGTACTCGGTTTCGAGTGTCTTCAGTTGACGCTCGGTCAGTTGCACATCGGTGCCATCGCGCTTCTTCCAGCGCAGCTTCTCAGCCTGTGCTGGGGACACCAGCGTCGTCTTGTAGACCGACTCCTTGGGGATGCCCATCTTGCGCAGGCGCTCGGCCATCTCATCCTCGGACAGCTTCCAGGCGCGGTGCCCCTTGCCGTTGACCATCTTCAGGCCCGGGATGTCCGCGCCGCGCTCCATGCGGGTCTGCGCTTCCTTCTCCACACCTTCGAGCATCTGACGCAGCAGCGGTGCCGCCTCCATGATCTGGACGATCTGCTCGTCCGTCATCTTGGTCGGATCCTTCTCCGCTGCGCTGGCGGTGATGTCCACCGTGTCAACGACCTGCAGCGCCTTGGTGCTGAGCGCAGCGCAGCCGCCCTTGGCGCGACAGTACCGGCACTGCTTCTCGCCAGGCACCAGTGGCGCGTCGGGTCTGTCCGTGGCCGCGGCTTCGATGACGATGGTGCGAGCCACCTCATCGAGCACCTTGTCCACAGGGTAGTCCACAGACCTGATCGTCGGGCCACCGCGCAGCGCCAACTTCGGCTGGATGACCGTCATGCGCACGGTCTTGTAAGGATACGGGTTGGGCTTGGCAATCTTGAACCCGGCCAGTGCGCCCACAGCGTACTGCTCCATCTGCAAGATCGCCGAGTCCCAGGCGTCGTTCATCCCGTCCTTGTAGTCGATGATCTCCAGCACCCCGTGCAGCACATCGTGGATCTGCACGTCCACGGTGCCCGAGAGATCACCGCGACTGAGCAGCCACTGCGGATCGACGCGCTGCTCGGCGATCAACTGAGCGATGCCCAGCGACTCGGCGTGGCGATGCTTGATGTAGTCAATGGCGACCTTGACCCGCTGCGCACGTTCGGCATCGACGATGAACTCACCATCGTCGTCCTTCATCTTGATGCCGACCATCGGCAACGGGTCGGCCGCGCCGGCCTTGACGCAGTGCTCCAGCAGCGTGTGCGAGTGGGTGCCGTCGATGGCCGCAGCGCCGCTGCGCTCATCAGGGTAGGCGGCCTCCTCGCGCACGCTGCCTGGGCACGCGGCCCAGCGTTGCCGCTTGGACGGCGACAGGGTGGCGTGCGCCGTGCTCACGCCTTTCTCCAGACCCGAGAGTTGCCTTCCTCATCGCGCACGATGAACTTGCGCCCGGTCTCCTTGGCGACGCGGCGAGCGTGAGCGGCCAGAGCAGCCCTGCCGATGGGCACAGCGAACGAGTCGCCCACCTCAAGCTGCCGCAGCACAGCGTACTTCTCGGTGCGCGCACTCTTGGCGCGGGCCGGCATGGGAACGTCTTTGTCGATCTTGATCATGGTTAGGCTTTCAGTGCTTCCACACCTGCAAACAGGGCGTCGTAGTTCTCGGGCTTCACATCGTTGATGTTCTGGTGCCCGAGTGAGACCAGAACCTGCTGGATCTGCGCACCCTTGGCCACGCCGAGGGTCTTGTAGGACGACATCACGTAGTCGATCAGACTTTTCTGATCGGTGAACGGTGCCTTGGGCAGCGTGGCGGCCGGTGCCACGGGTGCAGGCGGCGCGAACACGGGCGGCGCGGGCATCGCAGGCACGACAGGGGTGGGGGCGACAGGGGCCGGTGCAGGCACGGGCGATGTGGGTGTGATGGTGACCACAGCAGGGGCGGCCGCGGGTGCAGCAACGGGGCGAGCGCCCATCGCAGCGACCAGTGCGTGGATGGCAGCGGTCAGGTCTTCAATTTTCGCTTCGAGCGACATACAGTGACTCCTTCTTCGGGGTTACGGGTGGGATTACGGTTAGGCGGTCCTCGATGAACGCCTCGACCAGTTCGCGCAAGACCTCCGATACGCCTCCGTATCGGGTTGCCTTGTCGCGGAACGCGTGGTGCGTCTGCTGCTGCAGCCGCACCGTAAGGAAAGTGGTTCGCTTGTTCATGTTGCACATCCTATCACATCAGTGCTACGATGCAAGCACCTTTTTGCAACAGGAGACGCAAATGAAGCTACTCAACCCCTTCCGTACCCCGTCACCCGAGGAACTGATCGCCCGTGAACTCGACCAGGCGCGCCGCGGTCTGCTGGAGGCGCAGACGGCCCGCGACTACGCGAGCGCGATGGTCATCTACCATGAGACCAGGATCGACCGGCTGCGCACACAGTTGGAGACGATGACTCGGGAAGAGCAGGTTCAGCAACGCCTTGATGGGGACGACTGGAAATGACCGACGACCAATTCAGGAGCCTGTGCAACACCTACGGGTTTGCACCCTCTCGCGCTCTGCGGGAGCTTCTCGATGCTGCCACCGCGCAGGCTGTGATGAGCGAGCGCGAGCAGCTTGCAGGAGCGATTGACCATCAGTGCCGCGGTATGTCAGATTACTTCGAGGTGAAGTGGCTGCGTGAACTTGCCGCCGCCATCCGCGCCCGAGACAAAAAAGAACCCCGCCAAGCGTGAACCTGGCGGGGTGCAACATCGAAGGAGGAGACGCAGGTTAACCTGCCATCACATCGTATGACAATCCCCAACACTGTGCAACATCCCGCGTCGGTTGACGCCTACATCAGACACGGGTGGTCACTTGTGCCCATCCCACCCGGCACCAAGGGGCCGCGCACCACGGGGTGGAACCGGCGCGAGTCGGCGCTGCGCTCGCAGGCTGATCTGCCCCCGCAGCACGGCATCGGGCTGTCCCACGCCTACAGCGCCACGATGGCCTTGGACATCGACAACTGGGCCACCGCCGCGCCGATGCTGGGCGTCTTCGGCGTTGACCTCGCTGCACTCTACGATGCGCCCGATGCGGTGATCGTGGACAGCGGGCGGCAGGGGCACGGCAAGCTGCTGTACGTGATGCCCTTCGGCTTGGCGCTGCCGAGCAAGAAGGTCAGCGTCGAGGGTGGCACCTCGTTCGAGCTTCGCTGCGCCACGGCTGAGGGGCTGACGGTGCAGGACGTGCTGCCGCCGAGCATCCACCCCGACACGCAGCAGCCCTACCGATGGGCTGGTCGCGGGCACTGGATGCGCCTGCCGTTGATCCCGCCTGCACTGATCGATCTGTGGCAGGCGCTGCTCGATGAGCCTGCACCCGAGCCTGCGCAGCCCACCGAGTCGGTCGAGGTGAACTGGGACGAGATCCGCAGCGCACTGGACAGCATCAGTCCCGATGTCAGCCGCGATGAGTGGATCACCTGCGGCATGGCGCTGCACTGGGCAGGCACGCAGACCAATGACCTCGATGGCGCGTTCACCGCCTGGCAGCAGTGGAGCGCCAAGAGCGCCGACAAGTACCCGGGTGACCGTGCCATCTCTGCGCAGTGGCGCTCGTTCAAGTCCGACAAAGCCACGCAGGTCAAACTCGGCAGTCTTTTCCACCTGGCCCGGCAGTCGGGCTGGGTGAAGCCCCCGCTGGACGCCTCGGCCCTGTTCAAGCCCGCTGAGGCGCTGACCGAGCCGCAGGTGCTCATCGAGTCGAGCCGGGTGCCCGCGCCCGTCATGCGCGTGGAGTGGTGGCCGCAGGCCCTGGCCGACCGGGCCACCGAGGTCAGCGAGCACATCGGGTGCGACCCCATTGTGCCGTTGTTCAGTGGCCTGGCGGCGGTGGCCGGTGCCATCGATGCTCGCTCGCGGCTGCGGCTCATGGAGGGCTACGAGGTGCCGCCCATCATCTGGCTGATGACCATCGGCAGCCCAGCCGACAAGAAGACCCCGGGCGCCTCGCCGATGGTCGAGGTGTTGCACCAGATCGAGGCCGAGGATTACCCGGCGTTCAAGAAGCGCATGCTGGACTGGGAGGCGCTGGAGGCCCGGCATGCTGTGTCGAAAAAGGAGTTCCTCGACGCCGCCTCCAGCCTCGATGTGACGGGGAACACGGCGCTGCCCACCGTGTCAGACCTGCCACCGCAGCCCCAGCCGCTGCGCCTGAAGGTGAGTGATATCACCAGCCAGAAGCTGGTGAGGTACGCGGCGGAGCGGCCGCGTGGCCTGTTGTGCTACCTAGACGAGATGGCCGCCTGGACCAAGAAGATGAGCGACCGCAACAGCGGCGAGGACCGCTCGACGTGGGTGCAGGCGTACGAGGCGAGGCGGTACGAGTATGACCGGGTGGGCGGTGGTGCGATCATCGCCGAGTGCTTCGCGGTCAGCGTGTACGGCAACATCCAGCCCCTGGTCTACCGTGGCGCGGTCGAGTACCTGGCCACCGACGGCCTGTTGCAGCGGTTCATCCCGGGCATCCTAGACACGCGCAAGACCCGGCGCGGGGAGCCTGGCCCGCCGGCGCACTCGGCTGGGTGGGATCAGCTTGTGCGCCTGGTCTACTCGCTCCCGGCGCAGACCTACACGCTGGCCCCGGATGCGTTCGTGCTCTTTCGAGAGTTCCAACTGTGGTTCGAGCAGTCCAAGCGCGACGAGGTGGTGCTGGAGGCCGACCCCGCGTTCCTGACTGCCTACGGGAAGCTCGAGGGCACTGCTGCCCGCCTCGCGCTGCTGTTCCATGTCATCGAGTGCCCCTTCAGCAGCATCGTCAGCCGCTCCACGCTCGAGCGGGCCATCAGCATGGTGCGGGGTTACGTGATCCCGGCGCTGCGGTACACGCTGGCCGAGTTCACCGGGGATTCGTTCGATATCTGGGTGCAGGGCTGGCTTCTATACCACTGCGCCGGGAAGACCGCGGTGACCCTCTCAGAGGTCAAGCGAGGCGCACGGCGGCGCATGGAGAAGGTGCAGAGCACCATCCTACAGGACCGCATGGTCATCGGTGCGATGCAGACCCTAGAGGAGGCCGGCTGGGTTGTGCGGCTCGATGATGGCTCGCGTGAGCACCTGCATCAGGCCGAGTGGGCGATTAACCCGGCGCTGGTGAATGCGTTCGATACGCAGCGAACGGAGATCATCAAAGCCCGCCAGCGGGCCGAGGATGAGCGGCGCACCATCGCGGGCCTTGAGCGGCGCACGGTGCCGCACTTCGAGGAGTGGATGGACGAAGAGGATCAGCGGGCGGCTTGAGCGCCCCACTGGTCAGCCATAGCCGCAGCGATCCCCGGGAACGTGGCGCTGCGGATTTTCCACCTGTCCGCCGATGGCGGCAGGTTGTACCACTCGGGCAGGCTGCGCCCGCTCTTGGTGACGTGCCGCGCCCCCTTGCCGACGATGTTCGAGGGTTTGAGATGGGGCAGCCCCTTGAGCCACAGGCACGTTGTCTTTGTGGCTTCATGCCCGTGCTCATAGGGCTGGATGATCTGGTCCGGCTTGCGTATGCGGCTGGAGATGATCGAGACGGGGTTCTCGATCGCGATCCGCTCGATGGGCGCATCCATGAGCAGGCGCACAAAGTCCAGGGCGGCGGCCTGTTCATCGCGTTTCTTGTCGAACCACCGCGCCCCGCTCACGGCTAGGTGAGTGCAGGGTGGGTGAGCGATCATCAGATCCCAGCCCATCCCCAGCACGTCACGCACATCCCCGCACCAGTGCGGGCCCGGTGCGTCCGTGGGCAAAAGGTCACATGACATGGCATCGTGACCCCGTGCCAGAAACGCATCCCGCACGGTGCCGCTGTACTCACAGGCGATGAGTACTCTCATGGCAGCAGGTGTTTGTGCATGTCGGGCGCCAGACACTCCACGGCGTCCAGCACGTCGAGCAGGCGAGCGGTGACCGCTCCCGGCTCACGGTGCCCACAGGCCCAGTTGCGCCACGTAGAGACGGGAACCCCGAGATACCGGGCCATGCTGGCGTCCGTCAGGCCGAGACGGGTCTGCGTGGCCAGGAGACGGGCGGCGGTGGCCGTGTCTCGCTTTGCGTTCACCCGTGGGCGGCCGGGTTTGCCGGGGGTTTTGGGTTCGTTCGATTGTGTGGTCATGGGGTTAGTCGTCCAGAAGAATAGCGGCGATGATGGCGGCGGCCAGGGCGGCCAGTAGGGCGTAGATCATTCGTCAACCTCCAACAGCGCCCAGGCGTCAGCCAGGGCGGCCTGATGATCGGGGTCGAGATCATCGTCAATCTGGTCGAGCGCCCAGCGTAGGGCGGCTTCCAGGCGCTCTACATGGGCCCGGGTGAGCACGTAGGGACTGCGTCGCTCCCAGCGTTCGTCAGCCAGTTCTGAGGGGGTCAACGGGCGGTCAGGATCAAGGCAAGGGATATCCATAGGTCAGTCCTCCAATTCCACCCAGACATTGGACTCCGGTTCGTACCAGTCCACCGCCGTGTAATCGCCGTGGTGCACCTTTACTTCCCCGTCGCGGGTCCACTCCACATCGTCAATCCGAAAATTGAACCGTGGGTTTGAAAATGCCATCGTCATTCCGGGCATGAGACACCGGGCTTGCATAACTTTCATCATAGGTAATCCTTTGAATCTGCGGGGCAACATGCCCCCATAAGCCCCCAGCGGGGCCTATAGGTGCCGGTCAGTCCCTCAACATGCGGGCGCATGCGTTCTCATAAATCTCACGGGCGTTTTCGCTCAGGGTTTCCACGCTCAGTAAAGGGGAGGGCTTGAAGCTGCGCGAGAGCTTGGACAGTCGCACATACTCACGGGACCATTGGCCCCCGTGGCAGTGCGATAGGGCGAGATACCAAGCCTCCGCGATATCGAAACGGTCAAAGTAGGCCATAGGTCAATCCTCAGTTATGCCCACGACGGGCGACGGTGCGGGGGCCTTGTTAATGTTTTTTCTGCGGCAGTCAAAACAAACCTCCAATGCCGAGCGAAGCCATGCCGCGTGGCATTGTGGGCATTGATACTCCCGCGAGACGCCACGGGCATAGCGGTATGCCACCCCGCTTGCCCATTTGCCATATTTGTAATTCATTCCGGCCACCCCAAAAGTTGATCCGTTCCCCATGCGATAGCATCATCGGGGTTCTGAAAAAACGGGCATCCCGCCATCGTGAACCATCGGTTCAGGGCGTCAACCCATATTTCAGCGCGCCACCCCTCCAAGGGTGTTTTTGCGGCGGTAATTCTTGGCTTCACGGGTTCTCCAAAGCGCGCAGGGCGCGCAGCAGTCTTAAATGACCCCCAGCAGCGCCAGCAGCAGCGCCACTAGGGAAACGATAACAAGGGCTTTGTCCTCAGTGGTCACAGTGTTACCCGATCCGCTAGGGCATCGGATATCTGCCCGTCACGGTGCAGTGAGTCCACAAAATCCACGAACGTGCAACGGACCGTTGCGCAATGGAAGTTTTGAGGCTTGCTCAGAATGCCAGCCTCACGGGCTTGCTCTGCTAGGTGCGGGTATGCGTCCCAAAATGCCGCGCGGATTTGTTTCTGGTTTGTCATGGTCTAGGCTCCTTCAGTAAACACAAACACCACGGGAATAGCACTCATCAGCCTTAGACCCTTCCGGTACGTCGCCAGGGCGAAGGATGTAGAGCGCTGCGCCGCGCGGGTCAGTCTGAACGTAATAGTTCAGGGCCTCATGTCCCGCCCGCGTGCGCTCCTTGTTGCACGAGTCAACGATACGGGCCAAGCGGCGAAGAGCGCCAGTCTCTCGGTCCGCCACGGTCCAGCGGCGCCCGGAATCAGTCAACCAATACGGTTTCCCCGTGGCCTCGTTGCGTTCGATGCAACCGCCATCGGTGCCGCACTCAAGCTCATACCAGCGGCGAAGGGTGAGAGAGATGCGGCGCAATGCTGCGGCTTCGTCAGCGGTGAAGCCAAGCGAAAGGATCAGGTATCGCTCCAAACTAAAGCGGCGCAGTGATTCGGCTTTGGTCATGATGGTTCTCCGTTCGATGTGGTTGATTAGGCGGTGACGGGTATGAGGTATTGACAGACGACGACGGCGCTCATCATGTCGGTGATGTCACAGCGGGCGAAATCGAATTCGTCAGCGTCACCGCATGACCAGTGACCCGCGCCGGGCAGGTTGGCGTCGAATGATGCGAGGGCGTTTTGATCCTGAAGCGAAAGCCCGGTTTCGTCGCCGTTGATGAGCGCGGGCAGGAAGTGAGCGCCGATGGTGTAGGTGTAGGTTTCGAATTGCATAGTCTGGTTCTCCGTTCGATGTGGTGTTGTTAGATACCCGCAGCGATCAGGCATGCGAGCGCAAGCCCGAACGCGATAGCGAACAAGTAGTCAATGGGACGGGGGCGCATGGTGGTGCTCCGGGTTACAGGTTGCGAAGGGGCTCAACATCCACGTCGATGGCGCGAAGGAATGCTGAGAGGGTGCGCACGTGGATGCCCCAGTAGTGCGCGCAGTCCGCGCACGCGTCGATTGGGCATGCTTGGCATTCCGTGCGATTGAAGAGATAGTGGGAGAGGATGCGAGGATGAATCATGGCAAGGGCTCCGATGATTGGCGGGGATCGCTCCCCGCCGGGTTGACGTTAGATAATGAAGTCGTAGTGCTTGTCACACTTCATGTCTGCAGCGACACGGGAAAGCTCGACTTTGGATCGGTTCGTCATTGCTGCGCGAATGAGTGCAGACATGGAGCGAGCGATGGTGCTGACGTCAACCAAGCCGGCTTGGTGCCATTGCTTGAGCTTGCTAACTTCACGCTGTTCGGACTTGGTCATGGTCTGGTTTCCTTCGTGTTGCGGGTCAACCGTTGGCCCGTTGAACGAATCATAGCATGGTTGTTTCAACGAGTGCAAGCCCCTTTGTGTCACTGACTGACAAGGGCGGATTGACCCGGTGCAACCTGCGACAGTGTGACTGGGAGCGAGGGGGTGCGTGACGGACTAAATTAAAAAAGGTCTCTAACCCTCAAATTCGAACTATCAAAGTCACCTTGTCACACCCCCCCGATTCCCGCACCCATTGACACACTAGCCCGTGCCATTGCGCTAACCCTTGACCCATTGCACCCTGGATGCGCCCTGGTGGCTGCGCCAATGGATCATTGACGCCCTGGTGGCGACGGGCTGCGCCCTGGTGGCGACGGGCTGCGCCCTGGATGCATTGACTCACTGGGGCTACCGATGCTGGGGGGAGGGGAGGGCCGGCGACCCGATGAATCAAAAATGAAGACACCACGCACCATTTTTTATTTTTTCCAATAATCCATTAAGCCATTGAACAATCCCTCCTCACCTACAACCTTGACGCAGCGTCGCACACTCGTAGTACACTCGGGCGATGCAGACACAGGAAATCCAGGAAAATCCTGACTGGTTAACAGGCGCACCGTCGCAACTGCTCCCAACCCAGTCACCGATTTCTCCAGTCAGCCCAGTCGAACATCGTCGTGTGACCAAAGAGTTGCTTGACGCTACCTTTTCGGCCATGTTCGAGCGGGTGCTGTCGGAGATGACGCAGGGTAGAACGCTGAAGTCGATCGTCAGCGAGGATCTGCGCAGCATCGAGTACGACGCGTTCTGGCGCTGGATCAAACGTGACCCCCAGCGTTACGAGCGGTACAAGGAAGCCAAAGAGTTGCGCACCGAGTGGTGGGCAGGCAGGATCATCGAGATTGCCGAGGCTGAGGATGCCGCCGAGGACGTACAGCGGTCCAAGCTCAAGATCGACACTTACAAGTGGCTGATGGGCGCTGACAATCGCAAACAGTACGGCGACATCAAGCAAGTCGAGATTGCACAATCGATCAGCATCACCGCAGCACTAGAACAGGCACGCTCGCGTGTGCTGATGAATGTAGAAGAAGCGGTTGACTACATCGAACACAAACCCACAGAGGATGACAACTGATGGCGCAACAGCCACGCTACGCCCCTGACGAGGAGCAGATGCTCATGAGTCAGTTGTGGTCGCCACAGGTGAGTGACGATCCTGAGACGTTCGTCATGTTTGCGTTCCCGTGGGGGCAGAAGAACACGCCGCTGGAGCACTTCAGCGGGCCGCGCAGATGGCAGCGTGAGGTTCTCAGGACCATTGCGCAGCACATTCGGCGTAACAGAACCCCTGACGCCGTGCTCGACGCGCTGCGTGCTGCCGTGGCCTCGGGGCGGGGGATCGGGAAATCGGCCTTGGTCAGTTGGCTCATCTTGTGGATGCTGACCACTCGACTGGGCTCGAGCGTGATCGTTAGCGCCAACAGCGAGAGCCAGTTGCGCAACGTGACTTGGGGCGAGCTGACCAAATGGGCGACGATGGCCATCAACTCGCATTGGTGGGAGCCGTCGGCCACCAAACTCGTACCCGCCGCCTGGCTGACCACACTGGTCGAGCGTGACCTGCGCAAAGGCACGCGCTACTGGGGCGCCGAAGGGAAACTGTGGACCGAGGAGAACCCCGATGCCTACGCCGGGGTCCACAACCAAGACGGCATGATGGTCATCTTCGACGAGGCGAGCGGCATTCCGGACGGGATCTGGTCAGTGGCCGCGGGCTTCTTCACCGAGCCCATCGTTGATCGGTACTGGCTCGCGTTCAGCAACCCTCGACGCAACACCGGGTACTTCTACGAGTGCTTCAACGCCAAGCGGGATTTCTGGACGACGCGCAACATCGACTCGCGCACGGTCGAGGGCACCGACAAGGCCATCTACGAGCAGATCATCGCCGAGTACGGTGAGGATAGCCGCGAGGCACGCATCGAGGTCTACGGTGAGTTCCCGTCGGTGGGCGATGACCAGTTCATTAGCCCCCATGTGGTGGACGATGCAATGAAGCGGGTCAAGTACAAAGACCCCAACGCACCCATTGTGCTCGGCGTGGACCCCGCGCGTAGTGGCGCGGACGCAACAGTTATTGTGGTGCGCCAGGGACGCGACCTGGTAGCGGTCAAACGTTACCGCGGCGATGACACCATGACCGTTGTCGGACACGTCATCGAAGCAATCGAGGAGTTCAAGCCAGCGCTGACGGTGCTTGACGAGGGTGGGCTGGGCTACGGCATACTTGACCGGTTGATAGAGCAGCGTTACAAGGTGCGCGGGGTGAACTTCGGCTGGAAGGCCAAGAACCCAGTGATGTGGGGCAACAAGCGCGCCGAGATGTGGGGCGCAATGCGTGACTGGCTCAGAACCGCATCAATGCCCAACGACCGGCAACTGAAGTCGGACCTCATATCGCCCAAAACCAAACCCAACAGCAGCGGTACGATTTTTCTAGAGTCGAAAAAGGACATGAAAGCCCGCGGACTGGCCTCTCCTGACGCCGCAGACGCGCTGGCGGTCACGTTCGCCTATCCGCTGGCCAGCCGCGAGTACAAAGAGCGCGCTCGCACCGTTACAATGCGTGATCGAGGCATGATGTCTGCAAGTTGGATGGGTGCGTAACACCCAAAAAGGGGTCAAAACGATGCCACTTGTCAAATCAGCGTCTCCTGCCGCTTTCCGCAAAAACGTGAAGGCCGAACTGGCGGCTGGAAAGCCTCAGAAACAGGCCGTGGCCATCGCGTACAGCACCCAGCGTGCTGCGCAGGCCAAATCAGGCTCAAAACCCGCGCCAAAGGGCAAGAAGTAACATGGCTGACTACACCGGCATCACATCGGCTGCTGCCGTGGCCAACGGCGGCGGCGCCAAAAACAAGTCTGAAGCGGACGTCCTCACCACCGCCCGCCAGCGGCTGAATCAGGCCATTTCTGCCTACAGCGAGAGCCGGGAAGATGAGATCGACGACCTGCGGTTCTTTGCCGGCAGCCCGGACAACCATTGGCAGTGGCCAGCGGACGTTTTGGCCACTCGTGGTGCGGTGCAGGGGCAGACGATCAACGCTAGGCCGTGCCTGACGATCAACAAGTTGCCGCAGCACGTCCGTCAAGTCACCAACGACCAACGGCAGAACCGCCCCAGCGGCAAGGTGATCCCGGCCGACGACAAGGCTGACGTTGAGGTCGCGGAGATCTTTGACGGCGTGGTGCGGCACATCGAGTACATCAGCGACGCTGACGTCGCCTACGACACGGCTTGCGAGAACCAGGTGTCGTTTGGCGAGGGCTACATCCGCCTGCTGACTGAGTACTGCGACGACAACACGTTCAATCAGGACATCAAGATCGGACGGGTGCGCAACTCGTTTTCGGTCTACATGGACCCGCTGATCCAAGACCCGTGCGGCTCGGACGCCAAGTGGTGCTTCATCACTGAGGACATCACTCGCGAGGAGTACCACCGGCTGTATCCGAACGCCTCGCCGGCCAACACGCTGATGAGCCTAGGCGTGGGTGACCAGTCGCTGAGCCAGTGGCTCAACGAGAACACGATCCGCATCGCCGAGTATTTCTACGTCGATTACGACCGCGCCACGCTGAACCTGTACCCGGGCAACCAGACGGCGTTTGCCGGCACGCCCGAGGACAAGCAGCTCAAAGCGATGTTCGGCAAGCCGCTGCGCTCGCGCCAGGCTGACCGCAAGAAGATCAAGTGGTGCAAGATCAACGGCTACGAGATCCTCGAAGAACAGGAGTGGGCCGGCAAATACATCCCCGTGGTGCGGGTGGTCGGCAACGAGTACGAGGTTGACGGTCGGCTGTACGTCTCCGGGCTGGTGCGCAACGCCAAAGACGCCCAGCGGATGTACAACTACTGGACGAGCCAAGAAGCCGAGATGCTGGCGCTGGCTCCGAAGGCACCGTTTATCGGCTACGGCGGTCAGTTTGAAGGGTATGAGATGCAGTGGAAGACTGCCAACACCCAGAACTGGCCGTACCTTGAGGTCAACCCTGATGTGACTGACGGCTCGGGCAGCGTGCTGCCCTTGCCGCAGCGTGCCATGCCGCCGATGGCCCAGACGGGCCTGATTCAGGCCAAGATGGGGGCTGCAGAGGACATCAAGGGCACCACAGGCCAGTACAACGCCTCGCTGGGGTTAGAGGGCAACGAGCGCTCAGGCAAGGCTATTTTGGCCCGTCAGCGCGAGGGCGACACCGGGACGTACCACTATGTTGATAATCTGGCTCGGGCTGTGCGTCATGTTACTCGTCAACTGGTGGATCTGATCCCCAAGATCTACGACACCGAGCGGATCGCCCGCATCATTGGCGAAGACGGCGAGTCGAGCATGGTCAAGATGAACCCCATGCAGCCCGAGCCGGTCAAGAAGATCGTCAACGAGCAGGGCATCGTTATCGACAAGATCTACAATCCCAGCGTCGGCAAGTACGACGTAGTGGTTGTGACGGGTCCGGGCTACGCGACCAAGCGTCAAGAGGCGCTGGAGGCGATGGCTCAACTGCTGCAGACCAATCCGCAACTGTGGGCTGTGGCTGGCGACCTGTTCGTCAAGAACATGGACTGGCCTGGCGCTCAGGAGCTTGCCAAGCGGTTTGCCAAGACCATCGACCCGAAGATCATCGGCGACGCGGACGAAGACCCGGCGCTGCAGGCGGCCAACCAGCAAATGCAAGCTATGGCGCAAGAGATGGAGCAGATGTACAAGATGCTCCAGAACGTCAACCAGACGATGGAAGCCCGCGCACTGGAGATCGACGAGTTCAAGGCCAAGACGGACGCTGACATCAAGGCGTATGACGCCGAAACCAAGCGTCTGCAGGCTGTGGCGGCGGGCATGCAGCCTGAACAGGTGCAGGAGGTTGTGATGCAGACGCTGCGCGACGTGCTGACTGCGGGCGATCTGGTGCAGCCGATGCAGGCCCGCGAGGTGCCTGAGATGCCGATGAGTGAACCGATGGGGGTGCCGGTATGAGTTGTGCGGATTTCGTTGGAACGCTGTTTTTGGCCCGTGATGTGGCCCACAGCGTGCATCTGAACACCCGGTCGTTTGCCAAGCATTCGGCGCTCAACGAGTTCTACGACGCCATTGTGGACTTGGCAGACAAGTTTGCCGAGGCGTATCAGGGACGGCACGGGCTGATTGGCCCGATCACCTTGATGAGCGCCAAGAAAACGGGCAACATTGTGGAGTTCTTGGAGGACTCGATGTCCGAGGTCGAAAAGATGCGCTACGACGTGTGCAAGAAGGACGACACGCCGATTCAGAACATCATTGACGAGATCGTCGGACAATACCTGTCCACGCTTTACAAACTCAAGTTTTTGGCGTAAGGAAACACCATGTCTATGACCAACGCCGCCGAAGCGGCACTCCTCGACCTTCTGTTCCTGAACGTCGATTGGGCGAACATCGGGGACGCCGCTGGCCTGCAGAACTCGGCTACGGCAGGCTCGTTTTACATCTCGCTGCACAGCGCAGACCCCGGCGAGGCGGGCAACCAGAGCACCAACGAGATCAGCTACACCGGCTACGCCCGCGTGGCCGTGAACCGCACCGCAGGCGGATGGACGCGAACGGTTAGCACCATCGCCAACACCGCGCTGGTGCAGTTCGGTCAGTGTACGGCGGGCACCGCCACGGCCACGCACTTCGGCATCGGCACGGACTCTACTGGTGCTGGAAACCTGCTGCTGAAAGGTGCGCTCAACGCCAGCCTGTCCATCTCCAACGGCATCCAGCCGCAGTTTGCGGCCGGCGCGATGACCGCCACCGTGGACTGATGTGACTCTGCGGTACTTTTGCGCCCACTGTCTGCGAGACCTTGAGCTCGTAGACAACCAGGTACAAGCGTGCCCAGATCACCCCGATGGTGCAGTGGATTGGCATGTCGAGGTGACACCCGATGTCGCTGAATAGCGTCCGCCAGCTCGCCGACTCGGTGGCCGATGATGGCCGCGAGTGGCAGTCGTTTTTCTACAAGATCGCCGTGCCTGCCGCCGGCGGCGGCCGGTGGGCTGACTGCAGCGTTGGCTCGGGCATTCCGGTCTATAACGCATACGTCGGCAATCCCCTGGAAGCCACGCCGCTGATAGGCGCAGGCAACCGTGGCATCTACACCGGCCCGACGCCGGAGCCTGGGCAAGAGAAATACCTGCATGTCATGCAGGCCGTGAGCGCCGGCACGGGTGTGCCGAACTATCTGTTGCTGGCCGACTACCTGATGTTTTATCCGCTGATCGATGGAGATTCCACTGACCAGCAGGACATGGACAACACCGCGCCATTGCCCAGGTACACCTCGGGCGACGGGGTACAGTGCATGATCGTGGTGGCCTCGCCCATGACGCAGGTCGGCAGCGTGACGATCAGCTACACCAACTCCGACGGAGTGTCTGGGCGCATCTCAACCGCTGGGCTGGTCACCAACACGGTCATCGGCGCCCTCGCAAACACATCGGATGCCACGACTGCCGTTGGCGCGTTGTCGCCATTCATCCCGTTAAATAGTGGTGACACGGGCATCCGCAGCATTGAGTCGGTCACAGTGTCGGGCTCGCCTGGGGGGTTGTTCAATGCGGTGCTGATTAAGCCGCTGGCGCATCTGCAGATACGCGAGAACTCCACAGCGGCAGAGAAGACCATGCTGCCGCACTCGGCTTCGTGCCCAAAGATCGAGACCGGCGCGTACCTCAACTGGATACTGAACAACGGCAGCGCGAACGCTCCGTTACTGCGCGGCTTCTTGCAATTTGCCTGGGGATAACCATGCCTTTCTCATCGATGGACGATCTCGTCAACGAGATCACAAGCGGCAAGTTCAACCGCTCCGACTGGAACAAGATCACGGGCGCTGCCGCCTACACGGCTGGCCGGTGGTATGACTTCAGCGCCCTGGGCGGAACGCCTGTCGCAAATGCCTGGGCTGGCACCGCGCTGGCCTGGAGGACATGCGACGCCGCAACAGGCAACGGCACGCAGATCTTCGGGCTGCCGCACGGCGGCAACGTCAGCCCCGACACCAAGCACATCCTCAACGTGCAGGCGCTTACGGGCGTGGCCACCGGGGTGCCTGGACAGCTCATGCTGGTGGACCTACAAGGCTACTGGCCCGGTATCACGAACAACTCGGCCACGGCACAAACCCTGACGGGCACGCCGAGCCTGCGCTACACCAACGGCGCCGGGTGCCGACTGTTCTGGGTGCAGACCGCCACTGCAGGCGCGACGGCGCAGAACATCGCGGTCAGCTACTCCAACACCACGCCCACCTCGGGCCGCACGCTGCCGGTCACCGTGGCCATGACCGCCTCGGCCATCACGCCGCACATCAGCCACTCGGGAACGGCGGCGAACAACTACGGGCCGTTCTTGCCGCTGGCAAACGGCGACACGGGCGTGTCCAACGTGGCGTCTGTCACCTTCAGCGCGGCCAACACGGGCACCGGGGCGCTGTGCCTTGCGAAACCCCTGCTGACGCTGCCTCTGACCACGGTGTCCGTCGCTGCCGAGCGCGATCTGCTCAACCAGTTGCCAAGCCTGCCTCGCGTGATGGACGGCGCCTGTCTGACATGGCTTTACTTTGCGGGCGCGGCCACTGCGGCCAGCACCAATTTCTACGGCGCGGCTGAGTTCGGCTGGGGCTGATGGCACTCAAGCAAAACACCACGATCCTGGCGCAGTTGCCACTGCGCCTGATCGGTGGCGACCCCGGCACGCTGCGCCCCCTGTGGGGCCGTGGCGACCGGATGAACCAGTCCGTGGGCGAGGGCATCCCGTCCAAGCTGGCGGGCATCCCCAGCGGGCACCTCGCCCCATCGTCGTGGGTGCTACCGTACAAGCCGGGGGCGATGTCGTCGTTCACCAATCTGGTGGTGACGCTCACGCCCGGCACGCTAAACCTTGCCGCGGGGCGCAACATCAGTGGCGACACCACGGTCACGGTGACCGTCAATCCCGCCGCTGGTCAGCTCATCGTCTCGGCGGTCGGCTCCACGTCCATCACGTTCAACCTTGCGGCCAACTTGGCTGGTGCCCTGTCGGCCTCGGGCAGCACGGCCGTCACGTTCACGGTCAACAACGCCACCCTCGGGGCCATCGTTGACGCTGTCGGCGCCACGCTGGTGCAGTTATCGGCCAGCGCCACACCACGCGCCACAGGCAACCTGTCGGGCGACATCACACCATTCACAGAACTCAGTCCGCAGAACTTGGCTGCTGCGGTCTGGGCGCAAGTCATCGACGGAACATACGCCGCCAACGACTTGCTGAAGCTAATTTCTGCCTCTGCCGCGGGCGAACTGGCAGGCTCGCCTGGCGGGCCGATTTTGATCAAGAGTGTGAATGGCACTACAGTACGGATCACGGCCACAGTAGACGCCAACGGCAATCGCACGGGCGTGACCTACGATGTTTCCTAAGACGTACTTCGCTGCAGCGTTCTTCTCGGGGTACTTCTTCCCTCCGGTTGATGGCGGGCCTACGCCTCCGGAACCTGCGCTGCAACCGTATGTAGAATTGCGCTCGCTCACTGAACGCGGGGGATTCTGAGTGGCCATCAACCTTAAAGCCATCACATCTTGCATCGGCTACGAGCAGATTGCGACTCTATCCGCGTCAACCGGGCTTAACGCTCCGACTACGGACGCCAACGGGTTGTCTTGCCGGCCATCGTTTGCGCTGATCAGTTGTGAGGGTGCTGCCGTGCGGTGGCGCGATGATGGCAACGCGCCTACAGCGTCGATCGGCATGCCTTTGGCAGCGGGAGTAACCCTGCAGTACGACGGCGACATTTCCAGAATTCGCTTCATTCAGCAAAGCGCTGGCGCCAAGCTGAACATCTCCTACTACGCCTGACGCCATGTACGTCTACAACGATGTGCCAGACGAATTGTCGTGGCCGTTGCACAAGCGGATCACCCGCAAAATCGCTGGACTGTGGGCACGTTTTGTGGCACAAGTCAAGTCTTTGCGGGCGTCTTGACCAAACCAAACTTTTGAGGTTGACTCATGGGACTGAAATCTACAACCGTTTGCTTGGGCTACCAGCAGATCACTTCGCTGTCTGCCGCAGCCGCGTTGACAGTGCCCGATGGGGCTACCTTGGCCGTCATCACGCCGGAATCGCAGGCTGTGCGGTGGCGTGACGATGGTGTCAACCCGACCAGTGCGGTTGGCATGCCCGTATCGATTGCCACGGTGTTGAGCTACGATGGCGACTTGAAGCGCATTCGGTTCATTGAACAGGCCGCCAGCGCCAGGCTGAATGTGAGCTACTACGCATGATCACCGTCCGCAACTCACCGGTATACGTCAACCGAGTCCGTCAGGATTGGACGGCCAACGGTGGGGTGTATGGCGATGGCGGCATCTCTGCGGTGGTGCCGGCAAACGATCCGTTTGCGCAGCTTGGCCCGACTCTTGACCTGGTGTTTGCGGGTGTCCCGACAAACCTGCTTGCGACCGCTACGGTCGATGATTACTCGTTAAGCCTTGGCTTCACGACTGAAACCTATCAAACTGCGGTTCAGTACGCTGTTTGGGAGTAACACATGGCACTCGTATCCAAAGCCTTCGGCGACATCATCACCTTCACCCGTGCGTCCAGCGCCACGTTCACGGGCAGCAACGGCCTCATTCAGAGCGCCACGACCAACACGCCTCGGTTTGACTACGACCCTGTAACTCTCGCAGCCAAGGGGCTGCTGATTGAGGAGCAGCGGACGAATTTGCTTCTTTATAGCAGCGACTTTGGAAACGCAGTGTGGACGAAGGCCAATATAACGGTCACGCCAAATTCAACCACGGCTCCTGATGGAACTACATCCGCAACTACGTTTGCCGCAACAACTACATCGTCAGCGATTTCCTATCAGGACGCGATTGCAACTAGCACAACGCTTGTTTACACCATCTACGTAAAACAAAACACGGGTCCTACAGACGCGAATACGTTTGCGGTTTACAACAACACAACAGTAACAAATCTGTCAATTTTAACGGTTAACTATTCAACTGGAGTTGTTACACACAGCCTTGGAAGCGGGGCAACAACGACGAACGTCGGCAATGGTTGGTGGAGGCTTTCTGTGCCAATTTCTAGCGGGGTCACAGTAGGAAACTCCGTCCGCATATACCCATGCTTTATTGGTAACGCAGAAACAGCCGGTGAATCGGCTTTTATCTGGGGCGCTCAACTAGAAGCCGGAGCCTTCGCCACCTCCTACATCCCCACGGTAGCGAGTCAGGTGACGCGCAGTGCTGATGTGGCTTCAGTGAATACGCTGAGCCCTTGGTACAACGCGACTGAGGGGACGTTGTATGTAGAGGCAACCCCTTATGGTGTTTTACCCGACACAAGAATAGCAACGCTCGATGACGGAACAAGTTTAAACCGTCACCTGATTTGGGGGACACTTAGCAGTTCTTCAACTCGATACGAAGTAATCACAGGTGGCGTTACACAGGTAGGATTAACTGTTAACGGAACATTTGTTGCAAATACCACTACCAAAGCCGCGGCAGCGTACAAAGTCAATGATTTTGCATTCAGCGTGAATGGAGGCGCAGCGTTAACTGACACTGTTGGAACTCTCCCATCAGTTACTGCACTGCGTATTGGTGGAAGTGCAGGCGCACCGCTTTTTAATGGATCCATCCGCCGCATCACCTACTACCCGCGCCGACTCAGCAACGCTGAACTCCAAGCCATCACCGCCTGATAGGAGCCGCCATGTTCAATGACTACATGCTTGTTTTCGCTGATGAGGCGGAAGCCATCACCGCTCTGTACGACTCAGCCACGGACGACGAAGGCAACGTGACGCTGACGCCCAAGTTCACTGCGGTGGACATGATCGGCACGATCTACGAGCCTGCGCCTGATCCGTTGCCCAAGAAATACGTCCCCGTGCCGTACCCGGGCTACTATGCCAACGTGCGCAACATCGGCGCAGCGCCTGAGCTGGACACGCATGTGGTATCTCCTTCCCCCACAGTTCCCCTTCGCGTGTGGGCCTGATTCTGGTGTAATATGCACCGCAACCGTACTGGTAAGGTTTACCAGGGCTCAATTTGAGCATCCATGACTGAACAAGTCCAAGAAGCCTTAGCGGAAGTTGACTCCGCGCCAGCAGCCGAGGTGACGGCCACCCCGGAAAATGCACAGACGCCGGAAGTCGCTGAACAAAGCAACGAGCAGCAAGAGGAAAAGAAGTTTTCTCAGGCTGAGATCGATGCAATGATCAGCAAGCGCCTCGCAAGAGAGCAGCGAAAGTGGGAACGAGAGCAAGCGGCTAGGTTGGCAGAAACGCAAACCCGGCAGTCTGCGCCAAAAGATGTTCCGCCAGTTGATCAGTTTGAGTCCCCTGAAGCCTACGCGGAAGCGCTGGCTGTCAAGAAGGCCGAAGAACTGATTGCCTTGCGAGAGCAGCAAAAGGCACAGGCAGCGATTGCTGACGCCTACCACGACAGAGAAGAAGAGGCCCGGAACAAATACGACGACTTTGAACAAGTCGCTTACAACCCGAGCGTCCGAATCACTGACGTGATGGCTGAGACGATTCGCGCTTCTGATGTTGGCCCTGATGTAGCCTACTACCTCGGTGCTAACCCCAAAGAAGCGGACCGTATCTCGCGCTTGTCGCCGTTCATGCAGGCAAAAGAAATTGGGAAGATCGAGGTCAGACTGACCGACAATCCGCCCGTCAAACGAACCACATCTGCGCCAGCACCAATCACGCCTGTAACGGCCCGTGGCAGCAACAACAACCCGTCATTTGACACGACTGACCCGCGTTCCATCAAGAACATGAGTACGTCGGAGTGGATTGAAGCTGAACGTGCCCGGCAGATGCGTAAGTTGCAGGCTCAGGCTTCTCGCTAAGATTTGAAAGGACTCAATCGTGGCCAACAGTATTCTGACCATTGACATGATCACCAGGAAAGCCCTGGAGATCCTGGAAAACAACCTGGTGCTGACGCGCAATGTCAACCGCCAGTACGACGACAGCTTTGCTGTCGAAGGGGCCAAAATCGGCTCTACGCTGCGCATCCGCCTGCCGGACCGCGCTCTGGTGACTGACGGTGCCGCTCTGCAAGTGCAGGACGACAACGAGCAGTTCACGACCCTGACCGTCGCCTCGCAGAAGCACATCGGCGTGAACTTCACGTCCGCCGAACTGACGATGCAGTTGGACGACTTCGCTGATCGTGTGCTGAAGCCTCGTATCAGCCAGTTGGCCGCCAGCATCGACGCCGACGTCGCCAACGCTTTCCGCACCATCGGCAACTCCGTCGGCACGCCCGGCACCACGCCGGCCACCTCGCTGGTTCTGCTGCAAGCTCAGCAGAAGCTCAACGAAAACGCCGCTGTGATGTCGCCGCGCTACGCCACCGTGAACCCGGCTGCCAACGCCGGTCTGGTGGAAGGCATGAAGGGTCTGTTCAATCCGACGGACACCATCAGCAAGCAGTTCCGCAACGGCATGATGGGCACGGGCGTGCTGGGCTTCGAAGAAGTCAACATGTCTCAGTCGATCAAGCAGTTCACTACCGGCTCGCGTACCGCTACCGGTGGCACGACCTCCGCGGCGGTCACGGCTGAAGGCGCAACCACCATCGCAATCACCGGCGCTGGCGCGTCTGCTGTGGTCAAGGCCGGCGACGTGTTCACCGTGGCTGACTGCTTCGCTGTGAACCCGCAGACCCGTGAGTCCACCGGCTCGCTGTTCCAGTTCGTGGCTCTGGCTGACGTCACCCTGAGCGGCGCTGGCGCTGGCAACATCACCGTGGCCCCGATGTACTCGGCCAACAGCGCACTGGCTACGGTCAACGCGCTGCCGGGCAACAGCAAGGCTGTGGTGTTTGTGGGCGCCGCATCTACGGCATACCCGCAAAACCTGGTCTACCACAAGGACGCCATCACGTTCGCCACCGCTGACCTGCTCCTGCCCCAAGGCGTGGACATGGCCAGCCGTGCCGTTCACAATGGCATCAGCCTGCGCGTCGTGCGTCAGTACGACATCAACAACGACCGCATGCCCTGCCGGATCGACGTGCTGTACGGCTACAGCACCATTCGTCCGCAGATGGCCTGCCGTCTCTGGGGCTGATGAGAATGGGGGCTACGGCCCCCAGTCTTACAACTGAACACTGAAAGGAAACTCAATCATGGCTCTCCCTAATGGCGCTGGCGGTTACCAAGTCGGTGACGGTAACGTTAACGATCCCATCATCGACCTGACTGCTGATCCGGTATCGGTCACTGCTACTGCAACCCTGACCCCGGCGCAAGTGCTGAACGGTCTGATCTTGGCCAACAACGGTGTCACCGCTGCTGCCCAGACCTACACGCTGCCCACCGTGGCGGATCTGGAAAACGTGCTGATCAATTCTGACCGGATCGGCACCACGTTTACGTTCCGCGTGGTCAACCTCGGCACGTCTTCTGGCACCGCAATCATCGCTGCGGGCACCGGCTGGACTGTCTCTGGTTCGCTGACCATGACGATCCCCGTCACGACCGGCGCAAGCATGGTTGCTCGCAAGAGCGCCGCGGGTGCTTGGACGCTGTACCGCGTGGCCTAATGAACAAGGGGGCTTCGGCCCCCGTTCTCGAAAGGAACCATCATGCCTAACACCAAGGCTACTGGTGTCGCGTACAGCGACCCCGAATTCACCACCTGCTACGCGACCGAAGAACTTGGTTACGCTGCTGCAGCGCAAGGCGTTGTGACGCAGGCCACCAGCAAAAGCACCGCGGTCACGCTCAACAAATCTGCGGGGCAGATTACACTGAACAACGCAACGTTGAACGCTGCAACCAACGTGACGTTTACGCTGAACAACAGCCTTATTGGTGTTAATGATGTGACAATCATTAACGTCGCATCCGGTGCTACGGCTGGTGCGTACAATTGCTGGATTTCCAGCAAGAGTACAGGTTCTTGCACCATCACGGTGCGAAACATCAGCGCTGGCAATTTGTCAGAAGCGATTGTTCTAAACTTTGCAATCATCCACTGCCTGTAATCAACGGGGGCTTCGGCCCCCGTTTTCCCTATGCCCATCATCTACTTGAGACATCCTTTTCACGGCGCCAAAGTGGCGACGCTGGAAATGGAGGCCGAAGCCGACGAACGCAACGGATGGGCGCGGTATACTCCGAGGCAAGACGATGATGTCGAACCGGCGCTTGCTGTCAATGCTTTGACCGCGCGCCCTCGCCGCCGTAGGGAGGTTGTCCATGTCCACCACAGCGGGTGATCAGATCAATCGCGCCCTGCGTCTGCTGGGCGTGTTGGCGGAAGGCGAAACGTCTTCTGCAGCCGTCTCGCAAGATTCGCTGATGGCTTTGAACCAGATGATCGACAGTTGGAACACTGAGCGGTTGTCTGTCTTTTCGACCCAAGACCAAGTGTTCACTTGGCCTACCAGCACGATCAGCCGCACGTTGGGGCCTACGGGCGACTTTGTGGGCAACCGCCCCATTCTGCTGGATGACGCGACGTATTTCCGCGACCCCAGCACCAACGTCAGCTTCGGCATCAAGATCATCAACCAGCAGCAGTACGACGGTATTGCTGTCAAGACGGTCACGTCAACGTACCCGCAGGTGCTGTGGGTCAACATGACCTATCCCAACATCGAGATGTACATCTACCCGGTGCCCACGCGGCTGCTGGAGTGGCACTTCATCTCGGTGGAAGAACTTACGCAGCCGGCCACGCTGGCCACCACGCTGGCGTTCCCGCCAGGCTACTTGCGGGCGTTCACGTACAACTTGGCGATGGAAATCGCGCCTGAGTTTGGTGTCGAGCCGTCGCAACAAGTGCAGCGCATTGCGATGACGTCCAAGCGCAATCTGAAGCGCATCAACAACCCGGATGACATCATGAGCCTGCCGTACGCGCTGGTGGCCACTCGCCAGCGGTTCAACGTGTACGCAGGGAACTACTAAGCCGTGAAAACGCCGATCCTCGGCTCCAGCTACGTTGCTCGCAGCGTCAATGCTGCGGACAACCGCATGGTCAACTTGTTTCCCGAAATCGTACCGGAAGCAGGCAAGGAGCCGGCGTTTCTTAGCCGAGCGCCAGGCTTGCGGCTTCTTGCTTCTCTAGGCGGCGGGCCTATTCGTGGGCTCTGGGCGTTTCAGTCTGACGCTACTGCGGCGTTTGTCGTTTCCGGCAACACGTTGTACAAAATCAACACCAGTTGGGTTGCCACCGCGGTAGGCATTGTCACCGGCTCGGGGCCGGTGTCCATGTCGGACAACGGCACGCAGTTGTTCATTGCCTGTGGCGGCCCCAGCTTCATTTACAACAACGCCACAGGCGATTTTGCCGAGATCACAGACCCCGACTTTCCTGGCGCGGTGACGGTCAACTACCTTGACGGGTACTTTGTTTTCAACGAACCTGGCAGCCAGCGCATCTGGATAACAAGCCTGCTAGACGGCACATCAATCGACCCTTTGGATTTTGCAAGCGCTGAAGGCTCTCCAGACGGCCTAGTGGCAATATTGGTTGACCACCGAGAAGCGTGGCTATTTGGCAACAACAGCGTCGAGGTGTGGTACGACAGCGGCGCGGCTGACTTTCCGCTGACGCGCATTCAAGGCGCGTTCAACGAAATCGGCTGCTCGGCGCCTTACTCGGTCGCCAAGCTCGACAACGGCATCTTCTGGTTAGGATCCGATGCGCGTGGGCGAGGTATTGTCTACCGCGCCAACGGCTACACCGGACAGCGCGTCAGCACGCACGCGGTGGAATGGCAGATTCAGCAGTACGGCAATCTGACGGACGCCATCGGGTATACCTACCAGCAAGACGGTCACAGCTTTTACGTGCTGGTGTTTCCCGACGCGAATACGACTTGGGTGTACGACGTAGCCACGCAGGCATGGCATGAACGCGCCGGTTGGAACGGCACCGCATTTACGCGCCACCGTGGCAACTGCCAAATGGCGTTTAACGACGAGATCGTCATTGGCGACTACGAGAACGGCAACATCTACGCATTCGACCTAGACGTCTACGCCGACAACGGTGACGTTCAACGATGGCTGCGGTCGTGGCGAGCGCTGCCTACGGGTCAGAACAATCTGAAGCGCACCGCGCACCACACGCTGCAGCTTGACTGTGAATCGGGAGTCGGGCTTAACGGTTTGGACCCCCTCGATCCGGTTCCGGCTGTAGACGAAACGCTGTCGTTGAACTTTACCGCGCAGCTTTACGAGGTCTACGAAGAGCCTGTTTTCACCCAAGGCGTCAACCCCAAAGTCATGCTGCGTTGGTCGGACGACGGTGGGCACACCTGGTCGAACGAGCATTGGTCTGAGATGGGCCGGATTGGTCAGCACGGGCGCCGCGTCTTCTGGCGTCGTCTGGGCATGACCATGAAGTTGCGCGACCGCGTGTACGAGATCAGTGGCACTGACCCGGTGAAGATTGCCATCACGGGCGCTGAGTTGAACATCAGTGGCACGGCGGCATGAGCAGTCCGCCCAACATAACGACGATCACGCCCCCGCGCGTGCCGTTGGTCGATCCGCGCACGGGGATGATTTCGCGGGAGTGGTATCGGTTCTTTCTGAATCTCTTCACGCTAACCAGTGACAACGCCAACGCTGGGACAATCGAAGACCTAGAAAAAGCACCGCCTGTTACGGATTACGGATCGACGGTTGCGGCGCTGCAGAATCAACTGGAGACGGCGCCGTACGCAGTCGACTATGGTTCTGTTTTGGCGAGCGTGCAGACCGAAGTCGAGACGGCGCCTTTGGCAATCGACTACGGGTCGGCTATCGCCACGTTGCAAAACGAACTGGAAACTGAGCCGCCTACATCCAACTTCGAGGCTTCCTTACAGCAGTTGCGATCCGATCTTGAGATCGGCACTCAGCCGCCAGTAATTCCAACCACGCCTCAAAACTACGGGACGCTGCCAACAGCTATCACTGTAACGGCGTCTCCCTTCACCTACATCAATCAGACTGGTGGTGATGTTGACGTGATCGTTAGCGGAGGTGGAATCTCGCTGTTAGAGTTTTCTAGAAACGGGGCCACGTTTTACAGCACGGGTAGTTTCTACGGGATGTTCTCCCTTTCACCGTATGATCGCTTGCGAGCGACGTACGTGTCTGCGCCAACCATGACCCTTGTTCCGAGGTAATCTATGCCCACGACCTTGTCCCCCGCGCCGAAGCTGCAGTTCTTCGACAGCAACGGCAACCCTCTTGCTGGCGGGTTGTTGTACTCGTACGCTGCCGGCACGACCACGCCGCTGGCCACGTACACGGATTCCACGGGCGCCACCACCAACGCCAACCCTGTCGTCTTGGATTCGCGTGGCGAAGCAAACGTGTGGCTGGGCTCCGCGTCGTACAAACTGGCGCTGTACACCAGCACCGGCGTGTTGATCTGGACCGTGGACAACATCGACGGCGTCTCCGCGCTGACCACGCTGGCCGGCTCTGGCGGCTCTAGTCTGGTCGGGTTCATCCAGTCGGGCACCGGCGCGACGGCCACCACCGTCCAGGCTCGCCTGCGGCAAACGCTGTCGGTCAAAGACTTTGGTGCGACAGGTGACGGCACGACCGACGACACAACGGCCATTCAGAACGCATTGAACGCGGCCACCGGGCGCGGCGTGTACTTCCCTGCTGGCACCTACCGCATATCGACCACATTGGTTGTGAAAACCAAGACGACGTTAGTCGGCGACGGCATCGGCAAATCTATCATCAAACTGACGGCGGGTTTTGGCGCGAGTGTGACGGGCATCCGCAACGACATCATCACCGGAACCGCAAACGTCTATTACGACACCGATCTTGAGTTTTACGGGCTGACGTTCGATGGCAACAACAACGCAACCCGTACAGCGGAATTGGTTGCGATATTGAAGGTGCAGAACGTCATTTTCTCCAACTGCAGCTTCCAGAACCACACCAACATTGCGCTTGCAATGACGGCAAACCGTAACATGACGGTGACGGAATGTTACTTCACCAACAACGGTCGCCCGCGCCCGTCCACCATCAGTGCGCCAGCGTTGTGGATTGCCACATCGGTGCAAGGGACACCGTTTGATGTCCGCGTAGAAAACAACTACTTCTACGCCAACAACTGGTCGGCGGCGTACTTCATGCCGACGCGTGGTTCGTTCAGCAACAACAACTGCGTCAACAACGGCGAATCCACGCTGTTCTGCAACGACACTGGCGCGTACCTTCGCATCGAAAACAACAACATTTCGGGCGCTGTGCGGTCAAACATTTCCGCGTCTGGAATCGAGTGCGGTTCTCCGTACACCATCATTGCTGGCAACACCATCGATTCATGCGCTGCAGAAGGTATTGCGCTGACCGACGTTCAAAACGTCACCATCGCTGACAACCTCATATTCAACAACGGTCAAGAACCTGCATATTACCCATTTGCAAACGGCATCACCATCATTGGTACTGTCGCAGCGCCGAATCAGCCGGATCACATCCAGATTCACGGCAACCGGATTGGCGACCGCCAAGGCACGAAGACTCAGTACGCTGCTGTCGGATTCGGCGGGACTGGCGCAGCATGCACCAACGTCGCCATCTACAACAACGACTTCACCGAGCAGAAGACGGCGACGTACTACAACCTGACGGCGGCGCGATTCGGTACGGGCTGCTACACGTTGAACAACTACGACAGCAGCGGTACTCTGCTGCCGCCGTTCAAGTACGTTCAGTTCACGTTGAACGCTGGCGCTGGCGCGCAAGCGATTACGGGGGTCGGATTTCGTCCGCGCGGCATTCGCATTACTGCGGCGTTGGCTTCAACGACTCAAGCGTACACTAGCATAGGCGTCCACGATGGTGCGGCAGGTACTGCCATTTTCAGTTCCGTGGACGGTTCAGGCCGACGCGGCGGCAATGACACTGGCATCATCAACATCAAAGACAGCGGCGGCGTACAAGTGGCGCGAGCGCAGATGCAGTCCTACGACATTGATGGCTTCACCGTAAACGTCACCACAGGCAACTCGTCCGTGGTGTGCAATGTCGAGTGCTTCCCTTAAGGAGTCAACATGACCGTCACCGTCAAAGTTCTTGTCTTTCCCAAGAACGCCGAAAACATCCAGTTCACGCAGTACACCGCCACAGGTGTGACGGCGATCATCGACAAGTTCACCGCAACAAATTACGGCGCGTCGGCGGCGACGATCAGCGTCAACTTGGTCACGGTGTCGGACTCTGCCGCCAATGCAAACTTGATCGTCAAGACGAAGTCGTTGCAGGCCGGCGAGACGTACACGTTCCCCGAGATCGTCGGCCAAGTGCTTGCGCCTGGCGGGTTCATCTCTACAATCGCCAGCGCGGCAAACACCATCAACATCCGCGCTTCCGGGCGCGAGGTGACATCGTAAGGATCACGCCATGTTTCAATTTCTGATCCCTGCCGCCGCGACGTTGATCGGCGCCAAAATGTCGGGCGACGCTGCCAAGTCAGCCGCGCGGACGTCTGCGGAATCTGCAGACAAGGCCACTGCGCTGCAGCAGCAGATGTACGAGGAGAACATCGCTCGTCAGCAGCCGTTCCTGCAGACCGGCACCGAGTTCTTCAACCGTCTGGCGGCGGTGCAGCGTGGCGGCCCCGAGGCGCAGAACTTTTTGCAGATGGATCCCGGCTACCAGTTCCGTCTGAGCGAGGGTCTGAAGGCGCTGGACCGCCAGGCCGCGGCGCGTGGTGGACTGATCTCAGGTGGTGCGTTGAAGGCCGCGCAGCGGTACGGCCAAGACCTCGGATCGCAGGAGTTCGGCGCAGCGTACAACCGTCTGGCCGGCCTGGCTGACGTCGGCCCCCGCGCCGCAGGCGTGATGAGCGGTCTGGGCCAGACCTACGCCACCAACGTCGGCAACATGATGTTGGGTCAAGGCAACACGGCGGCCAACGCCGCGCTGGCGCGTGGGTCAGCCTACGCGGGCGGCCTGAACCAGTTGGGCTATCTGGCCGGTCGGTACTACGGCCAGCCGCAGACGCCGAACTACGCGCCGGTTGAGTCACGCGACATCTACCCGAGCGGTGGCGGTGGTGGCAGCGGGTATTACCCTGACTTTACAGGCCCGCGTTAAGGAGCCAACATGGCAGTCAACTTCGGACTTCTCCAGCCGGCGCAGCCGGCGTCGGCGTTCTTCCAAGGCCAGCAGGACGTGCAGCGCGAGGTCGAGCAGAACATGCTGCGCCAGTCGCAGATGGAGAACATGGCCGCGCAGCGTGCCGAGCGTCTGGCCATGATGCAGGACCGGCAGGCGCTGACCCAAGAGCGCACGGCCAAGGCTGCGCAGGCCGCCGAGAGGCAAGAGTTCTTGGCGGGGCTCAGCGCCAAGATGGCCGAGGGTGGCTACAAACTCGACCGCCCCACGCTCGGCCAAGTGCTGCAGTTCGGCATGCAGACCGGCGAAGACTCGCTGATCAAACTGGCCACCGAGGGCATGCGGGCGCTGGACGAAGAGGCCCGTGAAGCTGCTGAGATGAGCCGCATCCGTGGCCCTGCGCCGTCCATGATGCGCCAGCCCGCCGCCGCGTTGCCCGCAGCGCCTGCCGCACCCACCAACATGCTGGCCGGCACGCCGTTCGACATCGGCGTAGCTACGCCTGCGCCGGCTAACGCTCTGGCCGTGCGCCCCGCTGCTGAGCCTATGGTTGGCGGCTTGACACGCGCTGAAATCAACGAGATGGCCGGCAGCGACGTCAAGGCCGTGCGCGAGCGCGGCGAACGGCTGTTGAAGTTGTTGCCGAAGGATCAGTTACCAAAACTATCTGACCGACTTGTGCCGGTCGGCAAGTTGGTGTTTGACCGCGAGACGCGGCAGTTCATCACGCCCCCTGCAGCGGCTATTGCGGCTACGCAAGAGCGTGGGGCAGCAGCGCCTGCCAAGGAGCCCGCCGCCAAGCCGCTCACCGCTGCGCAAGAGGCGGCGCGGCGCGACAAACTGGGCAAGGAGTTCAAGTCGGCTTCATCTGCACTGCAAACCACACAGGACGTGCTGGACTCGATTGCTGCAGTTAAAAGTGCGCCCGGGTTGTCAAGAGCAACGGGTTACTCGGGCACCATGTTGCCCTCGTTCCCTGAAGGTGAGGCGGCACAAGCAGAAACTCGACTGGCTAACCTGAAAGGCAAGATCACTGCACTTGGTAAAGCGCAAGCTGCGGCAACAGGCGCGATTGGATCTATCGCCAATCAAGAATGGAAGATTCTTGCAGACCAAATTGCAGCTATTGAGCCCGTTAAAGGTACTGGGCCTTTACTGGAGCAAATTGATCTTGTCGAGGCGCAGGCATTGGGCGCGATGGAACGAATGCGCGATGAGTATTCACGCCAGTTCGGTGAAGACTTTGAACGGTTCCCACAGTTCAAAGATCTACCGCCGCCAAAGTCAACGCAGCCCAAGGGGCGCAAGTCCGGTGGGGCTGTGACGCCTGCCGGGGCAGCGCCAGCCGCAAGGCCAAACATCGATACTTTGCTTGACAAGTACAAGTAACTATGGCCACCATCGAACAACTTAGCGCGGCGCTTGTAAAGGCAGATGCGGCTGGCAACACCGCAGACGCAAAAGCGTTTGCTGACGAAATTCGTCGGTTGCGTGCCGTCACTCAGCCAACGCAACCCGCTCAACCGTCAGAAGTTCCGTTTGGGCGTCGTGCGATTGAGTTCGTGCGGCCCACGGTCGAGGCGCTGGGCGGAGTTGGCGGCGCGGCGCTAGGGACTCCGTTGGGTCCAGTGGGTGCTGTTGGTGGCGCGGGTCTTGGCTACGGCGCCGCGAAGACGGGTTTGGACGTGTTGGAGACGGCGCTTGGCTACCGTCAAGGCCCACGCACCGCGCTTGAGGCGGTAGGCGGCGGCGCCAAAGACGTTGCGGTTGGATCCGTGATGGAAGGTATTGGCCGCGGCATCGTTGGCCCTGCCGTGGCCAAGGCTGGCGAGTACGTCAGCAAGATCAAGAACATCAAATTCGACACCTACTTACAAGCGCTTGACAACAAGGGTGACGACATCATCGCCGCGCTGCGCGGCAAGCCGTCTGCTGTACCGGGCGCGGCGCCGACTGCTGGCGAGATAGCCGCGCCTGCGGGAAGCGTGCGGTTCTCGGCGCTGCAGTCGCAAGCGTCGAAGGTGCCTGCGATGGCATCGGATTACGCCGCGATGGCTGCGCAGACCAACCAGGCTCGGCTGGCGCAGCAGAGTCGGGCAGACGCCAAGTTCCAGGCGGCAGCCGCCAAAGCCAAGGCCAAGATCGACCGCGGCCTGACCACCGTAAGCCAGCGCGAAGCTGGCGAAACGTTGTTGGCTGCTGCTGAGGCTGAGAAGGAAGCCGTCAAGAAACAGGTGGTCGAACCGGCATACACCAAAGCGTTTGCGGCGGCTGGTGACGACAAGATCGACGTCAGCAACGTCGTCAAAGAAGCCGAGTCGATTCTCGGGCGCGAATTGTCCACGTTCGACCCCAGCACCGCACCGGCTACGGTTGGCAAGTTGCTGTCGCTGCAGCCGAAAGCCCCCGCCGCCAAGCCGGTTGGCGCTGGCGTCGTGTCGTCCAAACTGAAAGCCCCGACGCCTCCTGCCGAAGCGCCTGAAGTGACGTTGGCGCAGCTTGACGACGTGCGCAAGGCCATCAACGCCGACATCGCTGCCGCCGCACGGTCAAACGACCCGGCAGCAGCCACAACGCTGCGCAACTTGGGCAAGCTGCACAAGTCGATCGATGAGGCGATAGAAGGCAGCGCCACGCTGTCAGATGAGGCCAAGGGTCTGTACCGCCAGGCGTTGGATACATACCGCACGCAGTACGCACCTCGGTTCAAGACCGGCGTCAATGCCAACCTGTTCAAGCAAACGGCGCTCAACGAGCCCAAACTGAACCCGGACGATGTCGTCAAGACGTACTTTCAGCCCAAGGGCGAGCGTGAGGCTCAGCAGTTTGTCACGATGTTCGGTAAGAACGCCGATGCGTTGAAGGTGGCACGCTCGGGCATTGAAGATCTGTACCGCCGCGAAGTTACAGACGCTGCTGGCCGCGTGACGCCCGAGGCGCACGCCAGGTTTGTCAAGAAGTACGCAGACCCGTTGCGCATTCTTGATGAGGCGGGTGTGAACGTCTCGCAACGCCTCGATGTTGTTGCCAAGGACGCTGCTCGACTGGCCAAGATCCAAGAACTTGCTGAAGCCAGCGGCAACAAACTTGCGCCTCCGCTACCGCCTGGCGCAAACGCGATGGCAGTGCAAAAGCGTATCGATGAGCTTACGCAAGGCTTGACGCCTCAGCAAAAGACGCACGTCGGCGCCGTCAAGGAAGACCTGTTGCGAGAGGCCGAGTTCCAGCGCCTTGTCCAAGCCGGCGCGCAGTCTGAAGTCAAGGTCAAGGGGTTGGGCACAGAGACAGGCAAGGAGTTGGGCCTTCCATTGCCCAACTTCCTGCTGGTGCCCATCACGATCTTCAACAACGTCTACAAGCGGTTGGCGCTGCGGATGGACGACAAGATCGCGCTGGAGATTGCACGCGAACTCACCAACCCTGCGATGGCCGCCGATTCAATTTCCAAGGCCATCCGTCTGCAGGCCGATCGTGCGGCAACTAACCAACTGTTGCCACAGTTTGGTCGCGCAGCAACAATAGGTGCCGGGGTCGAGATCGCGCCCCGAGCGGAACCGGCAAACTACAACGCCCTTGCACGATGATGGACACGCAATCCCTTTTCAACGTCGCCGTCTCCATCGCCGGGTTCCTCGGCGGGTGGGTGCTCAACAACATCTACCAGACGATTCGGATACTGGACAAGGACGTGCGGCAGATGCCGTTGCACTACGTCACCAAGGACGACTACCATCGGGACATTGGCGAGATCAAGGACATCTGCCGTCAGATCTTCGCCAAACTCGACGCCAAGGCAGACAAATCCTGAAAGGACTGACATGAACGCAATGATCATTCAAGCGCTAGTACGCCACCTTTTGACCGCGCTGGCCGGCGGCTTCGCTGTCAAGTACGGCATCGGCAGCGACGTCATGGATGCCATCATCGGCGGTGGCGCTGCGCTGGCCGGTGTGGGTTGGTCGGTCTACGACAAGCGCAAACAACCGTGAAGTGGTCGGATTACCCCAGCTTCACGGCTGCCGAGTTCCGTTGCCGCCACTGCGGCAAGCAGGAGATGAAGCCCGAGTTCATGGGGCGTCTGCAGGCGCTGCGAGACGTCTACAAGCGCCCCATGAGCATCACCTCGGGCTACCGCTGCCCTGACCACCCCATCGAGAAGGCCAAAACCGAGCCGGGGATGCACTCGACTGGCCTAGCTTGCGATGTCGGCGTGCAGGGCGCTGACGCCCATGAACTGCTGCGCCTAGCCATGCACCTAGGCTTCACCGGCATCGGCGTGCAGCAGAAGGGATCGGGGCGATTTATCCATCTGGACTTACGCTCCACGCCGTCGATCTGGTCGTACTAGCCTGCAAAGAACAGGGCCAGCGTGCCCATGATGGCCACAAGAGCCGCGGCGAACAAGATCAGACCCGCGGCCTCTTCTTTCCAGTACTCGGGGCCGTAGAAGTCGGGCTCTTCGCAGCCGAGTTCAGTGCAGCATTCGGCGGCTTGGGGGTGTCGGCCTTGCTGGTCGCAGCCGTTGGGGACTCGCGTGTGCTGAAGCGGTGATTGTTCGCGCATTCGTACCTCCGATAGGTGTAGCCTTCTCGCTGCCTGGTTTGTAGGACTTCCGTCCATGCCTTGCAAGTGGGACATTTCATAGGGAAGCACGTCGCGGATGTTGGCGAAGCTGGGGTTCATGCGTTGCGCTCCTTCAGCGCGGCCTCAATCTCCTGATGCACATCAGTCAGCCGTTGCAGTGCCTCCTCCGCAAGCGCGGCGCGGAGAGCGTCAATTGCTTGCCATCGTTCAGGGCGATTTGCCTTTTGCGTGAAGCCCCATTCGTCTGCCATGAACTCCAACGCCTCCAACGCCTGCTGGGCGGCGGTACGAAGGTCACTCATGGTCGTCCTCCGGTTCAATGGGCACCTCGACCAGCGGCTTGCCGCAGTAGCAGCAGTGCGTCATGCGGTTGTCGGTCGGGGTGCCGTCGTTCAGTTGGAAATAGCGATGCCTGCCGCACGACGCGGCCCACTTGTCGGAATCCTCGTCGCCGTCTTGGTACCAGTGGCATTCGGTGGGCTGATACAGCGCGGCCCTGAGGTCGGCAAGCGCATCCCTCGTAAGAAGCACATCGTCCTCGCCATTCGCGCAGTTCTGCAACGCCTCCAGCGCCTGCTGGGCGGCGGTTCTCAGGTCACTCATCTCATCCACTCCGGTTTCTTGGGCAGCGGTGCCCAGCCGAGATACCCGCCAACACCGGGCTGGTACTGCCCGTAGACGGCCACGCCGCCCTGGGTCAGCAGTTGGACTTTCGCGGACAGCGGGCATGTGTGCAGCGGGCGCCAGAAGTAGTCCTGATCCACGGCTGCAGCCCGATCACTGGTGATCTTGACTGTCATGCCGCCGCCTCTGCTTTGGCGATGGCGGCGCGGGCTTTGCAGCCCCCGCAGTCGTCAAATGATCCACAGCTTTCTTTGCACCAGCCTTCGCAATATGTGTCGGCGTAGTGTTTCAGCGCCTCCAGCAGTTCCTGATTCACCGCATGCAGGCGGCGCAGTTCGGCGGCGGCACATTGTTGCGTACCAGCGTGACAGTTCATTTCAAGTTCATCCGCCAGCCGCAGGGCTTCGGGTTGTGTGGTCATGCCTCACACTCCTTTTTGCTTCCGGTATTCCTTCACCGCGCTGCGCAGACCGGCCTGCGTAGTCGCCTTCTCGTCCAGCGCCAGAGCCTGCGCCTGGTCGAGGGTGTCCTGGCATAGGATGCGATGGCACACCACCGGGGCACCCTGACCCTGCCGGCGCACCCGGGCGTTGAACTGGTCGTACAGGTCAAGGCTCCAGTTCAGCCCGAACCACACCAGCGTGCGCCCCTTGTGCTGCAGCCCGTCGATGCCGTGGCCCATGCTCGCCGGGTGGCCGATCATCAGAGGGCAGTCACCGCTCTTCCACCGCTCCATCGCGTTGTTCAACTCGCGCTCTGTCTTGCACTCGGTCAGGTTGATCGGCCGCAGCGCCTTGAACCGCTCCATGATCCGCTCTGCGTCTGAGCGGTAAGCGTAGGCGCACAGCACAGGCGAGCCCTGAGCCTCGTCAAGGATCTCGTCGAGCGCGTCAAGCTTCAACTCATGCACCGGCTCCCACAGCGGCATGCCTGCGATGGGGTACACCGCGCCGTTGCTGAACTGCAGGCACTTGTTGGTCAGTGCGGCCGAGTTGAACACCTCAATCTCCTTGCCGCTGTCGAGCACGGTGAAGAACTCGCGCTCCATCTGGTCATACTTGGCCCGCAACTCGGGCGGCATCTCCACCTCGATGTTGTTGACGATGAGGTCGGGCAGCGGGTTGTAGTCCTCGGCGCTCATCTCCAGCGTGATGTCGCCGATGAGGGTCTTGATGACCGTCTCGGTGTCGTCGTAGGGCACTTCCTTGTAGGGGCCGGCCTTCTTGTAGAACCGGGTCTTGAACGCGGTCTTGCTGGTGCCTAGGCGCTGCCCCTTGTCCACCACCAGGTACTGCCCGTGCAGATCCTTGTAGCCGTTGGAGGCTGGGGTGCCGGTCAGGCCGGTGGTCCAGTCAAACTTGTCCAGGATGCGCTTGACCGCTCGCACGCGGTCCGTGGCGCTGTTCTTCATCTTGCTGATCTCGTCCCACACCACACCGTTGAACGGCAGCGGCTTGTCCTTGCTCACGTAGTAGGTGTGCAGCGTCTCACCGAGCCACTTGAGGTTGTCGTAGTTCATCAGGTACACGTCAGCCTCGCGCATCAGCGCCCGGGTGCGCTGGTCCCGCGTGCCGGTGACCATGCTGAAGCGCAGGTGCTTGGTGTGCTCCCACTTCGCGGCCTCCTGGCGCCACACCAGACGGATCACGCGGATGGGGGCGATGATGATCACGCCCCGCAGAAACCGCGTCTTGATCAGGTGCGCGATGGTGGTGAGCGTGACGATGGTCTTGCCCAGCCCCATGTCCAGCCACATCATCGAATTGACGTGGGTGGACTGGAAGTTGACCGCCTTCTTTTGGTAGTCGTGGAGGAGGTTGGGTGTCAGCATGTCATCAACATCTCGTCGACCATGCGCAGCCCAGCGTCCACGTTGTCAATGACGAACACGCTGACCTTGTGCTGCCTCAGCCGGTGATGCTCGCGCTCCTGGGGCGGCG